CGGGCATAAAAAAAGGGAGACCTTAGTCCCCCTTATTTAGTACATCATTAGTTTACATAATTGATGATAAGCAAACCAGTACAGTAGTAATACATACTAGGTTTATGCCAAAGAGACCAAATGTTTCTAGGGCTCCTTCACGTCTAGCCATGTAATCCTTGATCTGTTGCATCTAAACTCTCCTCGTTTAAAAGTTGCGGTCCAATAGTGGACCCATTAATTGCGACTTTACGAGGCTTCTGACTTTCAGGGATTATTACTTCCAATGAGATGGCTAGTAATCCGTTCCTGAAATCAGCTCCCATTACTTCAACATACTCCGACAAACGGAATTGTCTTTCAAACTTTTTCGTTGATATACCCTTGTGGATATAATCTCTATCAGAATCTTTTATCTGCCCTCTGATGGTCAGTGTTCGGTTCTTTACTTCGATTTCGAGTTCGTCGTCCGTGAATCCGGCGACGGCTAACTCGATTAGGTATTGATCCTCTCCCGTCTTTAGAATATTATGCGGGGGGAACGTATCACCAGAGTGCCTTGCGACCCTGTCTAGTTCGTCAATCATTGTGTCAAATCCGACGAACGCTGAACGTGGAAACAATTGTTTTGCTGTCAATGTCATGTTGTGACTCCTAAGTTATTAGCAAGTTTATTATGGATACCCGACCATTCGGCATATCCGGTACTATATATACAAATTATGAGAATAAAAGTAACGAAATGTTACTATTCTGGACTATCTTCGTCATCAATTTCAATGATGGGTAAAGAGTCGTCAACCAACACGACCTTCTCATTTTCAATCATGTCGATTATCTCTAACGTGACATTTATGTCCATCTGGACATGGGACAACTTGGTTTCAGCCATAGCTAAATGTCGACGATAAAATTCTAATTCTTGTTCCTTTTCTACTTTTCTTGCACTTATATTGACAAGAGAAATTATATTGTTCTTTTTGCCAGACATACTTCGTCCTTAATAGTACATTGATGGGTCTGGGTCTCCTTCCACACCAAACGAAAAGGAGACGCGTGATTCTCTTGGAACCACTTGATGATGTGTACCCCTAGGCAAATAAACATACATGCCAGGCGAAAAATCAAACGGTTCATTATTGTTTATGCCTTCTACCTTTAGACCGACAGTACTAATGACCTGAAGTAAGAACACATCCATAGAATCTTTGTGCCATGGATATGAACCACTCGCACGACCAAAACCACTGAATGCGATATTAGTGATTTTTGGTGCATGGAGTGTAAATACATCTTGCATCTCTGAATAGATGTTCTTCGCAAACTCCGGTGCACTACCGCGAGTATGGAAGCTGTTTAGACCAATACGCATCTTATCTGAGTTTCTGTCGTACAGGTCATCTGGATGCGAGTCCATCATCTGCATGAACTCGTTCCAGTTGTAAGTCTCTTTCATGTCAAACGGCAGTTCGCCCACGAATGGAGTCTTGGTGCGAAGGTTCTCTTCGCGGTCTTCAAAAATACCATAATAATTATCTGACATTAGCTATTTCCAATATTATACTTTGGTTGTAGTGTCCAATTAGACTTGTCCTTATATGAGATAATCTTGATCTGTCTCATAGGAGCGCAGTCTCGTGCAACCTCTTTATTGACTATTGCGACTAGGCCCCAATCTTGCAATAGTGTTGCGATCGTATTGCGTCTTTCCATATCAGACGTTTCTAGATTCGACTTCTTACCATCCAACAAGAACAACTCTTTAAAGTGGACGATAAAGTACCTACCCTGCTTATGCAAGATATGGCACGATTGATATAAGGTGTTGTCTCTACGCGAAGCAACCCCTATACGCGTTAATGTTTCTCTGACTTTCAGGAAGTCATCTGGTTCTGATAGACTGATTTCCAACATCATATCAGAATTCCACTGAACGAGATTATTCTCTTCCACCTTTGGTAACCTTTTGTTTGATAGTTTTTATTTGTGATTCCGTTAAGAGCCCTATGACTTGTTTCGCCTTCTGTTCAATGTAACCAAAATATTCCTTGATACATTCCATGTCAGCCCTTTCATCAGGTTTATCCCATTTAGAGAATCGTTTCTTTTTCCTTACAATATTTATAAGGAAGTCATATTGCATCTTGCTATCTAAGTGGTGCAATCTGTTCATTTCATTGGACAAAAATACCGTGTCCGGAAAGTATGACAATGATCGGTTGACCAAAAACCCATTATACTTTTTCACGCATTCTGGGTCTTTGTCTATCAGATTCAACTTAGTGTTATTGATGCTATTTAGGAAGTCAAATGGACTCACGCTTTGATCTCCACGTTCGCCATAACTTCGGTCATACATGCAACAAGATTCAGTTCGTGGTCAGCGACAAACGCATTCTTGTACTGGTAATCCGCAAGGATAAGAACCAACTGGGGAATACTGTTTGGTGCGACGTGGTCATACATTTTATCATAAACACCACGGAAGATTGACGCCGGTTCAACATCGATGTTGTTTACTACCCAAGACCTCATCTTCTTGAAATTCTTGTCGCGTATTGCACTGAATAGTTGAGTATAAGTGTCAGAAATGTCTGCACTCACACTATTAGGGACATTGAGTGTACCGGATACAGAACCCTTCTGACACTCATTCAGTACACGTCTCCAATCTGGTGCATGTTTCATGATGACGTTTGCCACCACGTTGTTATCGTACTCCACACCCTCCTCTTGCAAGATTCCTTGGAGACGCTGCATGAACCCACCACATAGCGAGGTCATAGTTTTCTTGTCAAAATTGAAGGCGTACTTTGAACACCTTGAATGTAATGGTTCGATGATACGGTTCTCAAAGTTACATGTCATGATAAACCGACAATTCTTAGAGAACTCTTCGATGAACCCACGGAGAGCGGGTTGCGTCGATTGGGGGTTTAGATAGTCTGCCTCATCTAGGATGACCACCTTGTAACCACCGGACAAAGACACTGACGACGCGAACTGTTTGATCTTACCTCGCAGGGTGTCGATGTTACCTTCTTCCGACCCGTTGATGACGATATAGTCTAGGTCAAGTTCCTCACAGATGGCACGTGCCACCGTGGTCTTACCAGTACCGGCAGTACCAGTAAACATCATGTTGAGGATTTCACCACCATCCACGATGTTTTGAAATGTTTGTTTTAGTTCATCCGGAAGGACTGTTTCGGAAACTTTCTTCGGACGGTACTTTTCAACCCACAAAAACTCATTGCTCATTACAACTCCATAATATAAAATAATGTATGGGGTCTATTATACTACAAAACCCCTCTCATGTAAACTATCTATAGACAATTATTTATAAAAAATAACGTCTCATTAGTCACTATTCAGCGTATCTATGGTTCACTTCAGCGTGATGCATTTCATCTTGTCGGACATATTTTATCATATCAGACAGTTTTGCATCCGGTAATAGTCCATAGTACTCAATCGCAATCTGTGGCGCAGGGACGTTCTCAATCTCACCTGACTCAATAAGTTCCAGATAAGTGGTATAACTACGTACTGCCTCATCCTCGAAGTATCCTGTCATACGATGCGCTGTCTTGGGAAACAGGATGTATAGTACCAGATAGTAATGCCAGAAGACAAATTGTGCGATGATGATTATTATACGTTCTAGTATAGATGGGTGGACCACTTCCATAAAGAACATTAGATGTTTTCTTTCGTTGGTCGCTTCGTCTAGAAGTTCTTGTATCTTATGACCGTTACCACGTTCCAATCGACGAAGACTCATTAGGTGGGTAAGCATTCCTCCAACCATGCCCGGCACTCCGGCAACTGTTTCTAAAACAAGTGCACGATGACCGTACCGTTGACCAAAGAATGTGTCCGCAAAGAACCGGAAGAATGCCGTCTGAGATTTTGCTACAACATGTGATATTTTCTGGTGTATCATTCTATTTCCAAATCATTCCAAACTTGTATTTATCACTCAAAGAGAAAAAAACAGTATGACTTTTATCTATAGGTATGATACTTACGATTTATATAAGTCGAGACGTTCCCATGGCATATCCGGTTTTCCGAAGTGTCCATAGTTGGTAGTTTTAGTGAGGTCAAGTCCAAACAGATCAAATCGATCAATGATACCTTTGGGAGTTAGGTCTACGGTCTCTCTAATCTCTGACACAAGATGTTCCCACACTTTACCGTCAGCATAGACATAAATGCTAGTGGGTTCTTTCACACCAATCGCATAACTTAGTTGAACAGTGCAGTTGTCAAACCCCTTGAAATGTACAAGGTTCTTCGCTAAGTATCGTGCCATATATGCACCAGAACGGTCTACCTTGGTACAGTCCTTACCTGAGAATGCACCACCACCATGAGGACAATAACCACCGTAGGTATCTACAATAATTTTTCTACCTGTGACTCCAGCATCACCATCTGGTCCACCAATAACAAAATTACCAGTCGGATTTATCAGATACTCAGTATTGTCGTCTACCCACGCAGAAAGAGAAGAAGAGATGACCGCAACAATATTACTGCGAACCACTTCTATGTCTTGGTCCTCTCCGTGTTGTGCAGAACACACTACCTTGGTTATTCGTAACGGTTTACCCACTTCACTGTACTCTACTGATACTTGAGCCTTGGCGTCTGGTCCGTATGGTAATTTAGAAGTAACTTCTCGAAGTATTTTGTGACTGAGACTAATTGCCAAAGGCATATAGTTAGAGGTTTCTCTGGTAGCATAACCAAACATCAACCCCTGATCTCCAGCACCAAAGTCATCTGTCCCTAATGCAATGTCTGAACTTTGTCCATGCAGTTCATTATAAATCTTTAGGTCTCTCCAGTGAAACCCATCTTGCTCATACCCAATTCTCTTTACAACATCCCGCACAATCTGGTCGATGACATCCTTATCAAACTTGTCGCTCTTGTATTCTCCCGCAAGGGTTACCATATTCGTCGTGACTAGGGTCTCGACTGCGGCACGATTATTGATATTTTGGTCTATGAGATATGTAGCAACAGCATCTGAGATTGCATCTGCAACCTTGTCCGGATGTCCATTACTAACACTCTCACTTGTGAAGATATATGACATGATTCACCGTATTCATAATAAAAATGGAGCTCGGAACAGGAGTCGAACCTGCGACCTGCTGATTACAAGTCAGCTGCTCTACCAACTGAGCTATCCGAGCATTCGTTTCTTACGTTTTTCTGTAAGGGTACGTACTATGTATATGCGTGTGAACGCAATAACTGAGATACCCGCTGTAAGTGTTGTAGATAAAACTATAGGGTCTGTATTTCCCCACTGGACAATCACCAACCAAGTGAAGAAAATATTTAGTGGATAATTTATAAGAGTGCCTAGAGAGACATGTATCAATGTTTCCTGTGCAATTTCTTTATCATACCACTTCATAAGGGTCGGTCT